GCTGTCAACAATCAAAGAGATGAAAGACGTATCAGAAGACAACCAGAAACGAGATATGACAAAGGCACAAGTAATCAAGGGAACTTTTCGTGTTCTTACGTTGATGCTTGCAAAAGTGAATGTTCCGTTTATTGTCACCAATCATGTCTATGACCAGATTGGTTCGTTATATCCAGTAAAGGTTATGGGTGGAGGTTCTGCTATGCAATACGCTGCTTCTTCTATCGTATTTTTGTCAAAGAGAAAAGAAAAAGATGGAACTGAAGTAATCGGAAACATCATTCATTGTAAGATGCAAAAATCAAGAATGACTAAAGAGAATAAGATGGTTGATGTTCTCTTGACGTATAGCAAAGGATTGAGTAAGTACTACGGTCTTCTTGAAATGGCAGAAGCCGCGGGATTATTCAAGAAAGTATCAACAAGATACGAACTTCCAGATGGTTCAAAACTATTCGGAAAACAGATCCTCAAAAATCCAGAGAAACATTTTACAGAAGACATCTTGAATCAAATTGATAATTACACGAAAGTAGAGTATACCTATGGAAGAACAGAAGACGAAGAAATCGGAGAAGATACCGATGGAGATGACACCAGCGGAGATAAAGAATCATTATAGTATCAAACCAGACCCCGAAGGAAAAGATAGAGCTTGTGTCATAATAGAGAAAGGTCCGTTCAAGGGAGTGGTTGTAGCATATGGAAGATTTCAATTTGCTGATAAAGATAATGAAGATGGAACAACCAAAGCACGTTATGAATATGACATGATTGGTATTCCACCAGAGATGGGAGAAGAAGTTTCTGACCTAGCAGGAGAAGAGTTTGAGTATCTGCTTGGTTTAATTTACATTCATGTAGTCAGTGAAGAATTAGAGGCTCATAAACAAGAAACCGAAGACCAAAAAAACAAAAAATATGATTTCACCAAACCAGTTTTGAATTGATACATGGAACGAATAGAAAATACAATACTTAGAAATTTGTTATACAACGAAGAGTTTGCTAGAAAAACTTTGCCTTTTATAAAGGATGAATACTTTTCTCAATATACAGACAAGTCAGTTTTCAACGAAATTTATAAATACTTTGACAAGTTCTCCAACCTACCTAGCAAAGAAGCTCTTATCATCGAATTGAGTGATAGGAATGATTTGACAGAAGACCAATTCGGTATCACTACTGAATTATTAAATGAAGCTGAGGCGACTCATCAAAAAGAAAATAGAGAAGATTTATCGTGGTTACTTGAAAGAAGTGAAAAGTTTTGTCAGGATAAAGCACTCTATAATGCAATCACAGATTCCATAGGAATATTCGATGAATCTACTAAATCAGAAATTTCCAAAGATGCTATCCCTACTATCCTATCTGATGCTTTATCTGTTACTTTTGATACTCATATCGGGCACGATTATCTCGACAATTCTGTGGAGCGGTTTGAGTTTTATAACAGAAAAGAAGAAAAAATACCTTTCGACTTAGAATATTTCAACAGAATTACTGGTGGAGGTCTTCCAAGAAAAACTCTCAACATTGCACTTGCTGGAACAGGAGTAGGTAAATCTCTATTCATGTGTCATATGGCTTCAAGTTGTCTTACTGAAAATCAAAATGTTCTTTATATCACATTAGAGATGGCGGAGGAAAGAATTGCTGAAAGGATTGATGCTAATCTTATGAATGTTCCTTTGGATTCTCTCAAGAATATGCCCAAGACCACTTACACGAAGAAGATAGAGAAGTTACAGGGTAAAATCAAGGGAAAATTGATTATAAAGGAATATCCCACAGCAACTGCATCGACAAACAACTTTCGTGCTCTGATAAACGAACTGAAGATTAAGAAGGGGTTCGTACCAGATATTATATTCATGGATTATCTAAACCTTTGCACTTCTACACGATACAAGAATAACATATCTGCTGGTTCGTATTTCGTTGTTAAAGCAATCGCTGAAGAACTGAGAGGGTTAGCGGTAGAATGTAATTTACCTATCGTATCTGCTACTCAGTTGAATCGAACAGGGTTTATGAGTTCAGATGTTGGTCTAGAAGATACCAGTGAAAGTTTTGGATTACCTGCAACTGCTGACTTTATGTTTGCTCTAATATCTACAGAAGAACTGGAAGAACACAACCAAATCAAGGTAAAACAACTCAAGAATAGATACAATGATCCTGTCAAAAATAGAAACTTTGTGATTGGAATTGATAGAGCGAAGATGAAGTTGTATGATTTGGAAGAAGAAGCACAAGCAGAGTTACATACAGAACCAAAAGAAAAAGACGGAAAAATGAGAAAGAAGTCAACTGGCACGATGAGCTGGGATAATTTCAAAGAAGAAAAGAAGAAGACGGTTGGATTAGATAAGATAGTCGTCTAACTTTGTTTGGTTATAAATATAAAAGAATAGAATTATATCTGTAATCAGAAATTTATTAGAAGGTCATAACTATGTCACAAGCTAGAGAACTCGCAAACTTACGGTCGATTCCCACCAATGGGAATATATTACTCGATTTCACTTCTGGAGATGCACTTCAAGCGGGTGGAACTTGTAATATAGCAGCTGGGTTGAACTCATTAGGTGCTGCCACAACTGGTGATGATAATATTGCAATAGGAAGATTAGCAATAGGAACTGGTGTTACAACTGGAACTGGTAATATTGGTCTTGGTATTTCGGCACTGTCTGCTGTGACAGGTGGAACTAACAACATCTCAATGGGATTGACTTCAGCAGACGCCTTACTTACAGGAACAGATAACGTAGCAATTGGACGTTTAGCATTCAGTGCTTCTACAGATGGTGCTGACAATATCGCAATTGGTCGTTCAGCGTTAGCAGTTTCTGGTAACGATGGTGACGCAAATATCGCAATAGGACATGCTGCATTAGGAACTGGTGATGTTTCTGGAATTCACAATATTGGAATAGGTGCCAGTGCAGCAGCTGCTGTAACTACTGGAATATGTAACGTAGCAATCGGAAAAAATGCATTGGCCGCAGCAACTACTGGTTGTCTGAACATTGCAATCGGTGAATTAGCAATGGGTGCTACTATCGTTACCGGAACAAACAACATCGCAATGGGTCTAACCTCACTGGATGCTCTAACCGGCGGAACAGATAATATAGCAATAGGAAGATTGGCAGCAAGTGCTACACCAGATGGAGCTGACAACATAGCAATCGGACGTTCAGCATTAGCCGTTTCTGATGGTGTTGCAGATTGTAACATCGCTATCGGTCTTTCAGCACTAGGTGCTGCTGATGTTTCTGGTCTTTCTAATATCGCAATTGGTTCACTTGCAGCAGATGTTTTGACAACTGGTGTTTGTAACATAGCAATTGGGTCAAACGCATACGGTGTTGCCGCTGCTGGTGGTCTGAATATTGCAATTGGTAGTATAGCAATGGGTGCAGCTCTCGTTACAGGAACAAACAACATTGCAATTGGAACAACTTCCCTTGACGCTTTACTTGCTGGAACAGACAATATCGCATTGGGATTAAATGCTGGAACTGCTGTAACTAATGGTGATCATAATATCTCAATTGGGAATGGTGCTGGTGCTACTGTCAGTACTCAAGACTGCACTACCAATATCGGTGTAGGTATGGATCAAACGACAACTAAAGTAACTTGTATCGGTGGATGTGCAGTATTGGCTACAATGTTTACTGCAACTTCCGATTGTCGTTCTAAGTGTAACATAAAAGACCTTCCTTACGGACTAGATTTTATTAATCTCCTAAGACCAGTATCTTACAAATGGAAACCTCAAGCAGATAAATTAGACAGCGACGGAAATCTGATTGAAAAAGGAGAAAGTTGTCATTCCGGCCCAAGAACTATGTTTGGTCTTCTTGGTCAACAAGTGAAAGAAGCACTGACTACATTGGGATTGGGATATAACGATTATTCCGTATTTACTGACCAAGAGTATGAAAATAGAAATAACCCCGATTGGAAAAAGTCATATACGATGGAAGACAAAACCGTCCAGTTGACTTACGATGATTTTATTTCACCTTTAATCAAATCAGTGCAGGAATTGTCTGCTGAAGTAACAGAATTGAAGGCACAACTCAAAACTACATAAATGAATACATATATTATAGAAGGCGGCATTGGAAAACAAGTCGCCTTCACAGCGATTATAGATGCACTTGTGAAAAAGGATAAGGAGAAGATACAGGTTTACTCTCCTTATGTAGACATTTTTGGTGGAAACACCAATATTAGATTTGCACTCGATTCACACACAATTCCAGTTCACGATAAACGCATACTAGATTCTCAAAATATTTGTTATTGTGAACCTTACAAAGCTAATTTCCTCAAGGGTGACCACCATATCATTCAGAGTTATTGTAAATTGTTCGGAGTGAAATATGATGAATCAATGCGTCCAAAGATGTTCACTGACCATTACAAAGAAGATGCAAAAAAGACTGCAGGTGATGATGATTTTATAGTGATACAGTTTTCGGGTGGTCAAGCACCAGCTGGATTCAATGCTCAAAATTCCTATGTAAGTAATGACCCTACGAGAAACTATAATCCATTTCTTGTTCAAAAAGTGATTGACCTCATCAAAGAAAAATACGAAGATTTGAAGATACTAAACTTTGGTCTTCCAAACGAACCAAATTACAAAGAAACAGAAAAACCAAAACTGATGCCCTTTGCACAATGGCATGAAATCCTGAAACTTCCAAACTGCAAAGGGTTTATTTCAACTGATTCTTGTTTGAGTCATTTTGCTCGAAGCGC